TTTTAGGATGTCCAGCGCCGCCTTAGCGTCGCCCGACGCCGCGGCCTGATGCAGTTGGTCGGACGCCAGCATCTCGCCGTCTGCGCGTCCCTTCAGCTCGGCCAGCTCGGCCAGCGGATCAAACTGGCACAGACGCCTGTACTCGGCGGGCAGCAGCCCCGCAGCCAGCGCCAGCGTGTCGCCTTTGAGGCCCTTGCGCGCGGCGCTGTAGATGGCGTCCAGCCGCGCCTCTGTCGCCTGCACTTGCCGGGGTTCGTATGGGAGTGAGCGCCATGTCATTGGGGGACTGTATCAAAAAATTTTATGGGTGAGAAATTGTTTTATGAAAAATTGTTTGCGGGGGGTGCGTCGGCAACGACAGTTTGGCTAGGGCCCTCTCCCCCCCCATGCCCCTCCGGGCAAAAATCAATCCCGACCACGGCCAAGGGCCGGGCGCTTACGCGCGCCAGCCTATCGCCAATGCGAGGACCGATAGGACTACCGCCAAGATGATTCCGCTATCCGTTTCCATATTAGTAATTCCTTATTGAACCTGGTTAGTGGGCGCCGCGTTTGCAGCGCCCGTTTGCAGTCAAAAGCTAAGCCCGAGATCGCCCATCAATTCATCTAGCGTGGGTACATCATGCCAGCCCGAAGATTTGACTTTACCATCCGGAGTTATCATCACCAGGCAATGTTCGTCGCCGTATGTGGGGTGCTCGTAGAAACGGTATCCGAGAACAACACCAATCAATGTCGGGTTCTTCGCGATAAACTTGCGGGCTTTGTCGGATAGCTGCATGGTTAAGCTCCCATTGTTGACCTTTGAACCGTAGCAAGCCTGGCGATTAGTGTCAATCAATCTTTTGCACTAGATGTACGATACTATGCCGCGATGGTTAACAGTTAGTCGGTGCGTTTCATCGCCCATGACAACGTTGGCTGTTATGACGCCGTGCGGCGTTCGCTGGTCTAGCGTGATTGTCGCCGGGAGATACGCCGCCAGAATGTTTAGCAGCGAAACATATTGCGCGGGGCGCGTTCGATTGTCTTCCGCAATCACGACAAGCGCGTGTGCCAGCTGATCTTGCGTGTGTGCAAACGCGGTCAAAATGTGTTGGCGGGGCGGCATTGGGCTATCCTTTTTATGCATGTTTGCCATTCGTAATGTATAAAGTAGCCTTTGTAAAGTGGTTTATGGGCTATCATTGTCACCAAATGACCCATGACTAACTAACTGATAACAGGCCAAATACGGGCGTTTTGGGGATTTATGGGCTATATTTCCATGCTGCTGACTAGAGCATTTTGAACGGTGTACATTTTCACGTGCGCGCTGATCTACGGCCAGCTATACAAATATACATAAAAACTTTTTTATTAGATGATGACAATTTGACAATATAGCCCAACCGAACCCCAATTCGCAGCGTATTCAGGCGCTTACCGATGGGCAATCGCACCGACGCCAAATAGCCCATATGACCCATGCTCCATCGGCAACGCTAAAGTTGCACATTTAGCCTCACATGCGTATTTTTCCTGTTGACTGTACCGCCCATTAGTGTAAGGTATTCTTGTACGCAAACACAAGGGACGACGCAAATGCCAAAAGCAACTAAAGCGCAACGCGCAACGCTTGACCGGCTAGATGCCACCGTAAGTGATCTAATGAGCGAGATATTCGCAGCGGGGCCGCACAATCAGGTGCGCTTCTCCGAATGCCTCACAATTGCCGCGCCCGAGTTAGTCGCGCGCTATTACGCGGCCAGCGACGCAATGATGGAATTCAAGTTTGAGATGGTCAACGCTGGCCGCGCCTGGCGTTGCCGCAATGGCTCTTTCAACTGGAACGGGAACTGACGCCTAGCAGGCGCGCTCACGGGCGCGCTCACTAGACGCCAATCCGGCAACTGAAAAGGAAACACGCAAATGCAAACGATAATCAGCAGCGCGCGCCAGGACGCAATTGAGCCGCACAAGCCTCGCTTTCAATTCTGGTTTGAAGATGAACCACAGTTCGCGTGTCACGAATTGCGCGGGCGCATCGCGCACATGCTGAAATGCTACCGGGCGCATCCCGAGCGGTACCAGGTGCGCAAGCTGGCGACGCACGATTACGCCATAACGGTGCGCGGGTCCGACGCTGTCGCGCGCATCGCAGCCTAACAAGCCGAAACGGCGCTTCGCGCCGTCTAGCCGTCATGCGGCTATTGATGAGGCTACACCATGACAACCGAACAAGACATCAAGCATCAAGTCGGAGACTTCCACGTTCTGCGCGAACGGCGCGCGTATACGGTCTGCGAACACAAAGGGACGCACAGCGTCACCGTGCAATCGTTCGCGCGAGATGAAGACGGTTTGAGCCTGGCTATCGCGTATGCCGACTATAAAGCGCGCCAACGCGTTGACGCCAAGCCAATCATAGTGTAAGACAATCTAGTGCAACGCCACACAAGGGGACGTAACATGACGAACAACCTGCAACAACTCCACGCTATCGGCATGACCGACGACGACGCCCGCGCGCTGCGCCGGATTAGCCTCACGCTGCGCCGCTGGTATGAGCACGAGTGCAACGGCGCTATCCAGCGCGACGGCGAGCGCGGCGACGGCCGCCCGTTCTGGCACTCTACGTTTGACGGCCGCCGCTATGCGCCCGCCCCAGATCGCGAGCGCGGCGCGCTCAAGCGCATGGCGGCGCTGATGGCGCGCTATCCGGCCTTGACGCCATACGTGCAAGGCGATCCGCGCGGCTGCGCCGTGTACGTCCTGCGCCCCGGCGACGTGCCAGAAGGCAAAGACGCCGACGCCTACTATTCGCGCGGCATTCCGGTCTATTGAGGAGCGCACAACATGGCCTACAGTTTCCAAGCGCCGCGATACGCGGCGACAAGCTACACAATCGACAATCTGGCGCTAGACACGGGCGCCGTATGGTCCGGCGAACTGTCAGTCGAACCGGAAGGCGCGGCATCGGAAGATTGGTACATTTACCGCGCCAGCGCCGACGACCCCGAGGACGAGGACAAGATCATCTATTTCGACACGGATACGAACCCCGAGACGTTCGCGGCTATCTGCCGGGCGGTCTACGGCAACGCCCACTTGTGTATGGCGATTAACAGCGAGGCCCAAGAATGACACGCAAATTCAAGATGATCGGCGATGAATTGACGTTTGGTTGGGTGACGGTCGCGCACATGGCGCCAAACCTTAGCGCCAGCCTGCGGGACGAACTGGACACGTTCTTTGACGGGTTGACGCTGGACGTCACGCCCGACGCCGACGTCGCCGCGCAATGCTCCGGCGCGTATGACGACGGCTACCGCGAAGGCTATGACGCCGGGCGCCGCAACTATCAGGGACAGGGACAATGAAACATGACCTCTTTAATCTTTACGATTTTCTCGATGGTCTACCGGCTCACACGCCCACGGGTCTGACCCCGGCGCTCCACACGACCGCGGACGCGGCCGGCGTGCGCACGCTCACACACTGCGGCGACACGGTGGGGCACTACCACCGCGCCCGCAAGCCGCACCTGTGGCGCGGCGTGACGCACGGCGGCGAGGTGGTCTACGGGCGCACCGAGCCGGACGTACGCGCGGCGCTGCTGGAGCTGTACGCATGATGGGGCTGGAGCAGCAGCGGGCGCACTACCGAGCCGTCCGCGCCCGCATTGCAGGGACGCGTCCGGCGCCGCCACCCGCACCGCCGCCCGCGCTGGCCCGCCCACCACCGCCAGCACCACCGCCACCAGCACCGGACCCGGTAGCACGGCTGCCCGTCAGCGACCGCACGCGTCAGAGCCTGCGGCATGTCTTGACGGCGTACGGCGCGACGTGGGACGACGTGACCGGCCCCGCCCACCACGCACGCACGGTCACGATGCGCCGCGCTGTCTACTGGCTCATGTACTGCAACGGCTTCTCGCTATCGCGCATTGGCGCGCTGACGCACCGCGACCATACCTCCATCCTCCACGGACTGAAAAAGGTGAACTCATGGACCCCAAAGCAATCCTAACCGCCGCCGCCGCCCTGATCGACGACCGCGGCGTGAACTACGGCGGCATTGAAGCCAACTTTGAACGCGCAGCGTCGCTGGCGACGTTGAAGCTCAACCGCACCCTGACGGCGTATGACGTCGCCATCGTCATGGAGAGCGTCAAGGACGCCCGCCGCGCCATCGCGCCGGAGCACTACGACAGCCACCTCGATGGCATCAATTATCGGGCGTTTGCAATGCTGCTGTCGGGCGCCGCGCCGGGCGTGCCGACCACGCCCGAGATGGCGGCGATGCTCACCAAACTGGGGGGCGAGAGATGAAGACCCCGGTTAGTCAGCAACTCACCCTCGCGGTGCTTACGGCGGTAAAACACGTACAAAAGCGCGAAACCATTACATATGACGACGTGTGGGAAGCCACGGCCGCGCTTGTAGCGCATACGCTCATCCTAAGCCCTAAAAGCACGCACGAGGACGCCACCAAAGATTTAATGGCGCGTGTGAAAGACATTTTGATTGAGTACGCTCTGGACCACCCAAGAGGAGGCGCACAATGACCACGCCCAGCGAAACGATATTTAACGACGTTCGCAAAGTGCTTGCGTCGCACGGCCCATACCACGACCATGACGTGCTTATGGATGTGCTGTGCAATCTGTTTGCAAACGTGCTGTACGCGATACCTGCGAAAGACCGCAAGCGCGAGATTGCGCGGCTCACACAGGCGCTGCGTGAAACGCTTGATTTTATGGATGCCACGGGCGGGAAGGCGGGCGTACAATGACCGTCAGGAGGGAGATTTAGCCGATGCCCCACGCTGATCTGGAGGAACGCCGCAAATGCAAGCGCGCGTCAAAGGCGCGGATGCGCCGCGAGGAGTACCGCTCAGTGGCGCCCGCGTTCAACGTCGTCGCGCGTAAGCGTAAACCGATAGTGCATCAATACAACTTGTACCCTCCCCCGATTTCACTTGCGCCAGTCAACATCCTGACACTTGAGCAGATCGAGGCGAAGTATGGCCCTGTACACGAGGGGAGGCGAGCGTGAGTGACATTGTTGAGAGGCTGAGAAACGGCCAAGGCATCGGCATCAATCTGACGCTTTGTCGGGAAGCCGCCGACGAGATCGAGCGGTTGCGGGCGGGTCTGCGTGAGGCTATTGACGATTGCAAAGAAGCACGCAAGCAGCGTGATGTTCGGGACATGTTTCTTGTTCAGAGCGAACTATGGGGGGAGTTTGTCAAATGGCTCACCGCCCTCCAACCACCGGAAACCCCATGACCCGCACCCTCGCCCTCGTCGCCATCCTAGCAAGCACTCCCGCGGCCGCATCTGTGCAGCAGATGATCGCGATTGAGACAACACGGCAAATCGGGGCGCAGTGGACGCCGACAGCCCTGCGGATCGCGAAGCTGGAGAGCGGATACCGCTGCAACGCTGTCGGCCCCAAAACGAGGCACGGGCGGGCGAGAGGGGTGTTTCAGGTTATGCCCAACACCGCCCGCGCGATGGGCTACAACCCCGCACGGCTGCACGAGTGCGGCTACGGGATCGCGGCTGGCGTCACGCACATGCGTCTGTGCATCGCGTCTGGCGTGCGCACGCCAGCGCAGATGGCGTCATGTCATGTCGCAGGAACACACGGCTGGAAGGTGCGGCTTAAGCCCCGCGCCGAACGGTACAAGCAGAAATACGTGCGGAACGCCGCACGCTAGAGCTTCAGCGAGAGCTGGAGGCGTCGGGACTTCCCGGCGCGGATTGGTTGATGGGTCTTCCCTTCAGTCCGATCTGTACGTCCCTTGACTTGCCCCGGCCTTGCGGCCGGGGTCTTTTCGTTTCAGGCCCGCTTGATGTTGACGACGTTGGGCGCGGGCGGCCCTTCGATCATGTTGCGCAGGTCCGACTTGGTGTGCGCTTTCGACATCTCGGGCGACGCGAAGACCAGCTTCTTTGTGCCGTACTTGGCGGACGCCACGCGGCCCATGTCGATCCAGCCGGCCTCTTTGAGCGAGTGCAGGAGCTGGGTGTGGTGCAGCTTCACGCCGGTCGGCGCGTGCGGCAGCAGCCGCTCGCACAGGCTGTAGAATGGCGCTCCGACGACGCCGCGCGCGAACTCGCCGCGCTTCTCGCGGATCATGTCCACTAGGAAGCTCTCGGCCACCGACATGCCCTGCTCAACCATGCTGACCTTCCAGTCGGTGACGGGCGGCACGGCCGACGCGTTGAACGCCGACACGTCGCGGTCGGCCAGCCAGCGCGCGACCTTCGCGAACCCGCCGGCAGCGTACCAGTCCCATAGAGCCGTGGCCTCGGCGGCGGCCATGCGCCCGCAGTTCGACCAGATGCAGCACCAGCGGCGGTCCTGCGACGGCAGCGAGATCGGCACTTGGTCGTTGGTGAACGCCAGCACAAACAGGCGATTGACGGCGTCGTAGGGGTGCATCCCCTTGCGGTTGATCGACAGCACCAGCGGCGGAGCGGCGATCAGCGGCTTCAGCTTGTTCGCCAGCGCCCGGCGCTCGCGCGCCTCCGGCTCCTTCAACTCGTTCAGGATCAGGACTTCGCTCTCCAGATGGTAGCCCCACGCAGTCCCTAGGCTGTCGTTGTCGATCATGCCCCGGTTCTTCATGTCGGGCCCGCAGATGGCCCACAGGAACGGCGCCCACATCGTGTCCTTGCCGCAGCCCTCGTCGCCGCCGTGCAGGATCGCGTGGTTGACCTTGGTGCGCGGTTGCTGGACCTTCACGGCCATCACGTCCAGCACATGCTCGCGCTCGGTCGGGTCGGGGATCAGCCGCTCGCAATGCTTCAGCCACGGCGTGATGTCGCCGCCGGCAGCGTAGGTCGGACGGGCGTCGCGCCACAAATTGCCGTAGACCAGCCCGTCGCGCTCGACCAGCGCCGTCTCGCCAGCGGCGTAAATGAGCGCCTGGAGCGTCCGGGAGCCCATGTGCTGGCGGTTCTCGTCGTAACAGACCGACGCTTCGATGCGGCGGCCGTTGTGGACCGACACGCACTTGACGTGGCGGAACAGGGCGTTGAAGGCGCTGCGGGAGTATTCCCGCCGGTCGGCCAGATCGAAGAAGGCGTCGTCGTCCAGAACGTAGGCGAACCGCTCGTACCACGCGTTCTTCTCAAGGCGGCCCAGCTCCCGCCGGTTGACTTCATCGACGATCTTCTGCGCTTCGTCGGGGGACGCAGCGGTCGGCTCCAGCACCGCCCGCACCACCGCCATCTGCTCGGCCAGCAGCTCGTCGCGCAGCCCCGGCGTCACGCGCGGGCCGCCCTGCTCGGCCACCCAGTCGAGGAAGGCGCGGCTATCGAGGTGCTCGCAGTGGCCGTGGTAGCAGCAGAACGACCGCTCCAGCGGCTTGTAGCGGGCCTCGATCTGCCCGTCCGAGTGTTCGCCGTGGTTGGGGCAGATCACGCCCATCCAACCCTCGGCGTTCGGCTGTGACATCACGAGATTGTGATCGTTCAGCCATGTCAGAACCGTGTCCTTGCCCGTGTCGCGCAGCCGGAACACCGTTCCGTGCGGGCTGTCGGCCTCGCCGGGGGCGACGCCCAGCGCCTCGCAGATTTGCGGCAGCGTGAACTCGCGGTCGGGATGGAACTCGACCAGACGCGCACGGAACCCGTCACGTTCGGGCTTCAGGTTGACCGAGCCGGGCAGGCGGCAGTTGCGCACCGCGTTGGTGGCGCCGGGGTCGGTGTAGCCCGCCTCGGCCAGCGCCCGCAGCGCCGCCGTCTGCTCGCCCACGGTCGGCTGCGTGGTGTAGGCGTAGCCCCACTGGTAGTTGTCGGGGCTCGTCTCCATGACCCACGTCGGCGGCAGCGCGGGGGTCTTTGACTTGGTGCCGATGTCGTCCAGCATCAGGAACAGGCAGTATTGGCAGTTCGACACGCTGGCGCTGGGCTTGCCGTCGCTGAAGCGGTCGAGGATGAACGAGCCGGTGTTGACGTACCACGCTTGGTCGTCCTTGCGCCGGTAGGTCGGCAGGAACGCCGGCCATGTGTAGCGCGGCGAGCCGTCCGCGTGCAGCACCGGAGCGCCGCTGCGCAGCACCGCCTTCTGCCGAACCACCAGTGCCGTTTCCCCTTCCGGCGCTAGGTTTGTCAGGTATTCAAGAAAATCCATGTCCTACCCCTTTCCGTAACGTGTCATTGCGTGAATTTCGACGCCGAGCGGCAGACCGCCGCCCCAGTTCGGCGGCGTACACATCACCCGCCGCATGATGTCGGACGCCCGGTCGGGGTCGTCCGTCTCGACTACGATCTCGTCGTGGACGTGCGCCACGACCTCCAGCCCTTCAGCCTCCAGCCGCGCCAGCGAATGGCGCAGGATGTCGTGCGCGGCGGCCTGCGTGACGTTCTCGCACGCGAGCCCGCGCCACAACCGCGCGCGGGGCCACTCCTTGGCGTCAGCGGCGGGCTTCCATGCCGCCTTGGCGTAGGTGATGTCATCGCCCTCCAATCGAGCGAACGGGTAGCATAGCACGCGGCCGGAAGGCAGAGCGTACCAAAGGTGCTGCCCGTCGAACAAGTAGGTAACTCGTCCGGCGCTGAACTCGTGACCCTTGTTGCGCAGCGCCCGCCGGTAGGCGCGCTCCAGCGCCTCCCAAAACGGCATGGCCCACGGGTTGGCGACGCGCCAGCCGTGCACCATGCGCTTGGCTTCCGGCTCGTTGAACGCCATGCCGTAATTGCGCGCCATGCTGGACAGCGCGCCAGCGCCGCCCCCAAACCCCAGACTGAGCTCTTGCACCTTGCCGACTTGCCGCTGGTCGCCCGTCACCGCCTCATAGGTCGTGCGGAAGGTGGCGACGGCGTTGACCTTGTACGGGTCGAGGCCGGAACGGAACACCTCCAGCTTGTCGTCGCCCGCCGGGCTGGCCGACAGCCACGGGTTGACGCGGCCCTCGATGCTCGACCAGTCGGCCACGACCAGATGCTTTCCGTCCACCGGGAGGATAGACGGCCGCAGCATCGACTTCAGCACGTCGGTGACGCGCCGCCCAAACTTGGGCGTGATCTCGTGCCCGCGTACGATGGCCTGCCGGACTAGTTCAGGGTCCTTGGCGCACTTGCGCGGGTAATTGTGGAGCTGAAGCCCGTAAGATGAAGCACGACCCGTAGCTGATCCTCCAGCGAATACAAATGCGCCTCTAACTCGGCCATCCTCAACATCTGCCAGCGCGTGTGCGCGGGCAAACTTTGCGACCGACGACGCCCAGAGGTCGTCGGCGCACTGTACGACATCAGCGACCTCGGGCGGCACTTCCTCGACGTTCTCTTCGGCCAGCGCGAGGAGGGACGCTCGGGCGTTCTTGTCGATTGAGTATTTTTTCTCGCCATCTTTGTACGTCTCCATCAGCGCCAGCGCCTGGGGTCCAACGCGTTCCATCACCCACGTCCGCATCTTGGGACTGCGCACGCTGGTGAT